GAAAAAGCAAGAAGCCAAAAAAGAAGGTTACATTATGTAACTAACATTATGGTTGTAAGTGATCCTTCAGCACCTCAGAATGAAGGTAAAGTATTCTTATATAAGTTCGGTAAAAAAATCTTCGATAAGATTTACGATCTTATGAATCCATCATTTGCAGATGAGCAACCTATCGATCCATTTGATTTCTGGGAAGGCGCAAATTTTAAACTTAAGATAAGAAACGTAGAAGGTTATAGAAACTACGATAAGTCTGAGTTTGCTGCGGCTACTACATTTCAAGATGGTGATGAGGCTAAGTTAGAAAGTGCTTATAATCAATTACACGATCTAACCGAGTTCACTAATCCTAAGAACTATAAGACATATGACGAGCTTAAGGCAAAGTTAATGAGAGTTCTTGGTGAGGAAATGAACGTAGGTGCTTATACGGTAAAAGAAGAAAATAAGATTAATGAGCCAGTTGAATCTGTCGCTCCAGTAACTGCGGAAGAAGTTGATACTTCTGAAGAAGATACAATGTCTTATTTTGCAAAGCTTGCCAAAGAAGACGCTTAATAAGGCGCAAAACAATCTTGTAAGTCATTATTGAACTTATTAGTAATGATAGGAGCACTGTTATTTACATTAGTGCTCCTTACACTATTATCAATAACAGTATTTTGATTACCAGCAGTAGCACCTCTTCTTCTTGTATTTCGAGTACTAGTTATCTGTGGTGGTTCACTTTGTAAAGTATTATTTCTACCAAGTATAGTGTTTACTTTACCAACCTGTGCCACTAGCTGATCAGTCTTAAGATTAGGATCAAGTAATCCTCCACTACCTTCTTTACCAAAAGTTATCTTTCCTAATTCATTATCAAATCCAGCAAACGATAAAGCACTACCAATAGCTTGCTTTATTCTGTTTCCAAACCCTGTCATTTGATAAGTACCGCCATTTGCCATAACATTTAATAGTTTTCTTGTTTCAGATAATGTTATAGCTAAACTTGAAAACGATTTTGAAAATTCATCAATGTTAAATCCACCGGCTACCTTGTTAAAAGTTACCATGAATTTAGAAAGTGCACTGCCTATTGTTCCTAGTTTTTGTCCGAGATTATCTGGTAATTCTTGTAACGGCTTCATAGAATCAACCATGTCTCTTATCATATTTTTTCTCGTAGTCTTTTGATCTTTAAAATCAGTACCAAATAAAAAATTCATTACTTTCTTAGCACCATCTACAATACTATCAGTAATTTGAACAGCACCAGTTCCAGCCATTGCTGCAAATAGAGCAGGTCCTATACCAGCTATCGCACCTATTTTTTTAAGTAATCCTTCACCTTCAATTTGATTTAAAGATGCTAAACCTTCTGCAATATTAGTAACTAAAACTTTAAATGCACTACCGTCTACTCCAAGTACTGCTCCAAGTTTAGAAAAACCTGCTAAAGCGGTAATAAAACCTCCAATACCTAATCCTATTGCAGCTAAACCTACACTAGCAGCTGCGGCACCACCAGGAAAAAGAGATATTAGTGCACCACCAGCCATTGCTGCGCCAAGAGCCAAGAACGACTTGGTACTAAAAGCATCTAAACCTCCAGCTATATTTTGTAAAAGTTTTTTTAAATTTGCTCCGCCATCACCGTCCATCATTTGTATCAACTTATCTGAACCTGCTAAAGCTGTAAAGAAACCTGCAAGACCAAAACCAACCGCAGCCAATCCTTTCATTGTTTTACCTGGAAATAAAACACCTGCAGCTAAAACTGTTCCAAGAGCTATAAAGGCTTTAGTACTGAACGAACTTAAACCTTCTGATAAATTTATTAATAAATTTTTTATACCTTCACCGGCATCACCCTTTGCAAATTTTTGTATTAAAGCTTCAGCTCCACCTAAACCTAAAAAGAAGGCGCCTAACCCAACACCCGCCGGACCTAAAGCTGCTAAAAGTTTTACTGCACCCATAGTTATACCGCCAGCAATTAAACCAAGTGATCCTAAAAATCCAAGATTTCTTAATGAACCTAGACCACTAAGTAAACCTCCGCCAGACTTTTGAGCTCTTGGACTACCACTTGCTCTACTAGTTTGATCTGCTGCTTTGCCTTTACCGCTTTCACGTTTATCCTCAAGACTAGTTCTTTTTAAATCAGCAAAGAACTTACCAAACATATTTTCAAGACCAGCGATACCTTCGTTAATATCAACGTTAGTTTGATTATTTTGCCTTAATTGTTCAATAACATCACCAAGTGTTGAATATGCTCTAGCCATTTTAACCTCTTTGTGCTTCGTTCATTTTCATCTCTTCTTCTTTAATATGTTCTACTAACATATCTACGTATACGTCTCTTTCCCATGGTATCAATCCGTCTATCTCACCTAATGAATACTTATGATGTTGCATTAAATCAAAATTTGTTTTATAATGGTTATGCAACGATGTATGAGATAGACTAATTATAAAAAACTTTGCAGGCCCTCCATCAACACACTATTATCAGTAGCGCATTTTATACATTTAAAATTTGCAGTATGACTGAGCTTTGGAATAGTTTCAAGATAGTCTTTTACTTTTTGAAACTGAGCTTGTGTCATTGATTCTAAAAACTCTTGAAACTCAGCGCTATCAACTTCTCTCATATCTATTCTTTCATTTTCTGTCATAACAGAAACAACAGCTTCTTTTATAATAGAAAATATTTGTTCTGTTGGTGTGCCTTTTGTAAGTGTATCACTATTAGCTAAAGCTAAATAAGAAGGATGTTGCATCTCTATCGATATCTTATCTGTTATCTCAATAACGTTCGGCGCATGCTTTACTTCCATCTTAATATCATTTAAGTTAATAGTAACTTCATTTTCTTCTTGACATGAAGTACACTTAAATAATAACTTTGCTGTCTCACCTACAGATTTACTTCTTATTTGCAAAAACAAATATTCAATGTCGTATGAAGTAAGTTTAGTAGAGTCAACATCCGTCATTATACAGGATTTTACAGTATCTAATACTGAAGTTGCTATTTGCTTAGGATCTTGTGATTCAACAGCAATAAGCATTATTTTTTCTTCTTTAACCAAAAATGGTCTAACTTTAATTTCCTTCTTACTTGAAGGAATAGTTAAATCATATTTTGGTACATTATTAAGTTTAGGTAACAAACTCATTCATTCACTCCTTATAATACATCAATTCCACCAAGTGGTGTATCAATATCCATGTTAATAAAACCTTGCGTATTTGTAGCTCTTCTCCAGTTAGTATACGCAAACGTAACTGTTAATTGTACTAATCCATCTAATTCGTTATTTAATTCAATAGCACTTGTACCTACAGGAAAGGCATCTAATAATTCAACTGAATAAACACTTCCACCACCTAATCCTAATCCAAATCTTACTGGACCTACTTGTCTACTAAATCCTTTTAACGGTTGTCTCAATTGATGTATAGTAATACTTTTAGCGTAAGTGCTTTTATAATTACTTGTAAAAGCGTTACCACCATCTTCTGGTATTGCACTGTTTCTCCAAGCATCAAAATATTCTTTTACACCATAATCATTCATCAAGTAAAATGTCATGCTTACATCATCAACAGCATAACCGTAAGCAACCTTTTGAAACTCCATACCAATTCTACGTTCACTAGTTAATGTAACTTTAGCAGGTAAAGTTGTGTTAGAACAAAGTATGTTAAGTTCTCTACCTGATGCTCCGCCGCCGCCTATATTTAATAAACCTAAAACACTTCCAAGTATTCCACCACTTCCACCAAAACTTGTTGGAAAGGTTACTAAAAAACGATTTGGTCTTGCAAAACCTAACTTGGTATTTGCCAATGCTTTTAATTCATCTACACTATTAGCCATTAGCTATCCTTCTTGATTCAGAATATACTCTATTTGCGCTTTGTTTTTGCCATCTTGCTATTGGCAAGAACGTTGCAATCTCCCATTCTGGTGATGCAACTTCAGCAAATCTTGATTTAACATGTTCTAGTAAGTAATGTTTTATACAAGCCTTGAAATATCTATATCTTGCTGCGCCTTTAAGTAAATTATATGTTAATCTAAATCGCGTACTCTCATCATACTTATCGTTGTTTGTAGTTTCTAATAAACTATCTAAAAACTTTGCTCTTAGTACAGGTGGTAAATAATGTAGGTTTAATCCTCTAAAACCACCTTTTGCTGGCTCAACTGGTATTACTAATGGAAACGTATCATAATACGGTAACTTATCTTTTAACTTTGGATCATAAGTAAACATTATCATTGAACCATATCTTTGTGTATTTGTTTCTTTTACTTCTGGATTTCTTATTAGTTGTGAACGATTAACTCTAGTTAACTGTTGAACTTTTTTACGAAACCATTCTCTTGATTCCCTTGTTCTAGGTGTGATACCTTTTCTAAAAGCTTCTAGTTCAAGTTTTTGAAATAAATTACTCATGTTTCTATTTATAACTTTTTCTTACGTTTTCTTTTACGAAATGGCTTTAATGGTGTATACTTTTTAAGTTTACCTGGTACAGGTTTTGACAAAAGTTTCATTTCTTGTAATGTTTTTTCTGTCCATACTTGAAACTCCCAACCTCTATCTTTCGCATATTCATTTGCTGCTTCCCATTTATTCATATTCTTAATATAATTTAAACCTTCTGCAATATATTGTTTGGTTCTTTTTTGTCCTGTAGGTGGCATTGTTTCTTTTTCAGGTTTTATTTCAACTAAAAGTGTTTTATCTTCATAAATTATTTTTACGTCAACGTAATATCTGTGATATTTTTTATCGACTTCATAGTAATATGGAATAATAACTTCTTCTGAACTCCAATATTTAACTGAAGGATTGTTATCACACCAACCAAATACAGAACGTTCCCAAAGAGACCTATAAATAACGTTATTAAAGTCACCTTTGTATTTTGTTTTATTTTTAACTATGTAACGACCTGAATAAACCATATAAATAACCAATAATACTTTAATATATGTATAAGGAATTATAATGTCAATATTCGATAAAGCCGGTCCGCTTGGTGAAAAAATAAGAGGACAATCTAACGACATATTTAAAAATTTAGAAAATGCAGCTCCTCAATTAGAAGATTTAGCTGCAAGAGGAACTTCACTTATAAAGTCAATTTTTGGTCTTGGCGGAGGTTCTGGAGAAAGTTTAAACTATCCATTAGATGTTGAAGGTAATCCCGCTTATAACGCTACAGTTTCATTTCAAGTTGTTGAATTTAGATCCGCAGTTCCTGGTAAATCACAAAAAAGTCATTTAAAACAGATCGATGATAATCTTGTTTCACAATTAAAAGCTCAAGATGCCGCTCAAAATAAGGCAGCAGGTTTAGGGCAAGTAGATGATTTTTCTGAATATAATCCAGGGTTTCAAACAACAGATGATACTGAAGCGGCAAATCAAGGAATCGGTGCACAATCTGTTTCTTTTGTTGATGATACAGCAACGAGAACTACAACAGTTGGCACAACAGCATTTAGCGATGACGCAGGCGCAGCAACAGCATCTGCAAAGAAAGATAGTAAAGCAGAGGCAGCACAACTTAAAAAAGTAAGTAATACAACTTCACCGCTAGGTTTTTTTCCTAAACAAGGTACTCCAAATATTCGAATGTTTTTTCCAAATGGATTTAATTTTGCTGATGGTGTTGGTTATCAATCAAGTCCGTTGGGAATAGCAGGTGCTGCAGCAGAAAGTGCTGCGAATGCTGCAGGTGGCGCCGCTGTAAGTGGTGGTGGTACAGAAGGTGGAATAACTGCGTTAGGAGCTTTTGCCACAGGTTTATTAGACGACGCAAAGGCAGCAGTTAAAGTAATTGCAGAACAAGATATTGATATTGGTCCTGCAGGCGTGGAAGCTGTAAGATTCGCTGCTACTAGAGCTGCTGCAAGAAGTAGTACTGCTCAACCTATAGTAAGTAATATTACTAAAATGACTGTTAATCCAAACATAAGAACTTTATTTAACGGTGTTAATGTAAGAGAATTTACATTTCAATTTAAGATGATTGCAACATCTCCACAGGAAGGACGAGTTATACAGGACATTATTAAACTTTTTAGAACAGAGTTATATCCAGAAGCTTTTAATGTTCCAATCGGTAAATCAAATGTGGAAGCTAAACTTGGATTTAACTTTCCAAATGCATTTAAGATAAGATTTAATTTTAAAGGAGTAGAAAATCAAAATCTACCTAAGTTAAAAGAGTGTTATCTTAGAACAATGAGTCACACTATAAATCCTACTGGCGGTGGATTTAAAGTTGATGGTAAACCAAACGAGATTGATATGACACTAAGTTTTGTTGAAAATCAAACTCTTGATAAAGATGATATTAAGGCAGGTTTCTAATGTTATATTTTAATGAATTTTCAGATGTTACTTATAAGTTCGGAGACGAAGTTGATCCGACAGTTTTTCAAGATATATCAATATTTGCAGAAGTTATAGATCAAGTAAAAGATGATATAACTTTTTTAAATTCATTTACGATACAAGAAGGTTTTAGACCTGATCAAGTTTCACAAATATTATACGATACTCCACTTCATTACTGGACTTTCTATCTTATAAACGATAATATAAGAGAACAAGGTTGGCCTTTAATAAGAAACGAATTTGAAGAATATATAAAGAAAGCATTTCCAAATACAACACTTACAACAAGAGATAGTGCGTTAGTAACAAAGTTTAAGGTTGGTCAAACTGTTACTGGAAACTCATCTGGTGCAAGCGGTAAAATTATAAAAAGAAATATTGATTTAGGACAAATTATTATTGAAGGAACAAAAAATTTTAGAGAAGCAGGTGAAACAATAAGTTCAACAAATTCAGCTGGTTCTATTGAATCAATGGTAATTATTTCAAGTACCAAAGAGTTTCAATCAGCAAGTCATTATGTAGATGGAAATAATGAAATAGTTGACATAGACTTTACTGTTGGCCCTGGTGCTTTACTAACTGAAAAAACTCATGAAGACGTATATTTTGCTGTTAATGAAAGTTTACGAGATATTGCTGTGATAAGACCAGAACTAGTAAGCACACTATCAAGCGGTTTTAAACAAGCCATAAGAGGTTAATATGTCTTTTGGCACTGAAAGAACTACTGATTATCATCTTACCGAAGCTATAATAACTTCCGATAGAACTTTAACAGGTATCGATATTTTCAAGAATGTCAATTCAATGAAAATATTTGAGCACATTGAGAAACCGTATTTAACTATGGTTTTATCTTTTGCTGATGAAGAAAACGTGGTTCAAGATATGGATTTTCAAGGTGGAGAAAAAATATCCATAACACTAATTGAAGGTGAAGAAGTAGAGTCTTCTATTGAAATAAAAAAAGAATTTGTTATTGATAGAATAGTTGACGTTAAAAAATTAGAAGAAAGACGAGAAAACGTTGTAGTTCATTGTACTGAGTATCATATGATTGAATCTGTTACTCAAAATGTTAACAAGTCATATACAGGTTCACCTACAGCAATTATGCAAAAAATTATTGACGAACATCTATCCAAAAAATGTTTGATTGATGGCGAAGATTCAATAAAAGATATGAAAGTTATAATACCGAATCTTAATCCTATTGAAGCAGTTAACTGGTTAAAAAAAAGAAGTACTACTATCGATGGGTTTCCTTTTTATGTTTATTCACCATTAGGCGTAAACAACATAGTAGTTAGAGATCTAGGTCGAATGTTAGATCAAACTGTTCAAAATCTTGAAAATCCTTATGTTTATGCACCAAGTGCAAATTTAGGATCATCAAACGTAAAGTATTATACCATAGATGATTTTCAGTATGAATCTGCAGAAAGCTTGATTCCTATAATAAGTTCTGGTTTTGTAGGTTCAAAAAATGTTTTTTATGATACATTAAGTGGAATAAGTGAATCAATACACTTTAATGTAGATGATTTGTTTCAAGAAATGATGGCAAAAAATTTACTTGGTGGTGATAATAAAAGATACGCATATTCAAATGAATTTAAAATTAAAGATAAAAGTTTAGGTGAATACGATTCAAGAGTCGTATCATCAATAAGTTCATCTGGTGCTTATAATAATTTAGACACAGTTTTTAAAAGTTACAACGACGAAACTGTTAAAGGAAATGAAAACAAAAAAATAAAGCAAGCTGCTTTAAAAAGTTTTTTATCAAAATCTCCTTTAAGTATAACAGTTAAGTCTCGAGAGTTTTTAACAGGAGATAATAACTATACGCTTGGAAAAGCCATAAGAGTTGCTTTTCTTGATACTCAAGCATCAATTGAGGATAGCAAGCCTGTTTTTGATTTAAAAAAGTCTGGTGATTATTTAATTTTTGCAGCTAATCATTCATTTTTTCTAGAGCAAGCAACGACTCAACTGTTACTCGGTAAGATAGCAAGCTTAGGTCAGGAGACTAAATTATAATGGACAATTACTATTATGGAGATACTATTAGATGGTTTATTGGAGTTGTAGTAAGTAATAATGACCCTTTAAAATTAGACAGGGTAAAAGTAAGAATTCATGGTGTTCACACAGAAGATACGCTTGCCATACCAGATGAAGACTTACCTTGGGCACAGGTCAACATACCAGTAACAGAAGACGGTAGTTCAGGTCTTGGCGGTAACTCAAGACTTAAAAATAGAGCTCAAGTTTTTGGTATATTTCTTGATGGTAAAGATTCGCAGTTACCTTTAGTGCTAGGTTCGATACCAAAAATTGAAACATTAAGAAACGATGTTAGTGAACCATCAGGAGAGTTTAATCTTAATTTAGATGGAAATACTAATATAGAAAAAGCATTTAATTTTTTTATATCACCAATAGGTGGTTCATTTACACCACAACAAGCATGTGGTATGATAGGAAATTTTTGTGTTGAATCTGGTGCTACCACAAACGGAGGTGACATAAATCCGTTAGCAAGGTCAGGCTTTCAAGATGAAAATTCATTTGGTATTGCACAATGGAATCCAGCAAAAGCTGCAGGTGAAAGATTTAAACAGCTCGTACAATATTCTTCTAGAATAGGTTTAAACTATAACACGATTGAAGCGCAATTAAGATTTGTAAAGTTTGAATTAGAGACTCAAGCCTTTCTTGGTCTAGGACAATTAAGAAACACTGAGACTGTTGAAGAAGCTACTATTGTATTTCAAGATAAATATGAAAGACCAAACAAAGCATTAGCTCATACAAAACAAAGAATAGCTTTTGCACAAGAAACATTTAATAAACTTGGTATAGGTTCAACCGAAGAGGATGCGATATGAGCAGTGGCTCAATACAAATTAAAAGAAAAGATAGAAATGATGGTGCTGGTAGTACATTTGATGGTATAAAATTTACTTTTTCACCAAGTATAAAAGTTACTCAGCTTACTGGTCTTAGAGTAAAAAGAACTCGTGCTGCTGCTGACGACCCCGGTGCAATATCGCAAAATATATTTAACGATCCTTCAAAATTTATTTTCAACGGCACATCAATTACGTTACAGATTGGAAGGCAAGAATTCATAGCAGTAGACTTTGTAAGAGAAGTTAGTGAAGAAGAATTTCAAGCTGCAGCAACACCTGAAATGATTCAATTTAGAAACGTTTTGTTAAGTGGAATAGGCAGCGATTTAAAAGGTGCTGCTGAAAGTGAAAAAATGAAAAACGTTATATCTAATATGAGTTCTATGAATAATTCAGGCGAAGTAAGAAATGGATTGCAAAGTTTACAAAGTGGAGCTAAACCAACTTTAGATTTTAGAAACAGACCAACAGTAGCTCAACTATTACCAGGTGCCGGTGACGGTTCTGCTGATAAAGTAGATTCACTTAAAAATGAATTATCAAGTTTATTTCAAAAGACAAACATGAAATCAAGTGGTAATTTAAATAAATCAGTTTTTGCTATGGCGAGCACAGCCTCTTTTTCTAATTTACTTGAAAAACATACAACAATGTCAAAAACAAAAATTAAAAAAGAAACAGAAAAAGTTTTACCTTCAACTATATCAAATAAAGTTTTAACTACGGCAAGAGAAGCAATAGACGATAAATCTGCAGGTAAGACACCATCAAGTAATGTCGTTCAAAGTGTTAGGAAAGAAGTAGCACAAAAAGCAAAAGAAATTAATTTTGCAGGTTTTACTACAGATGTGGAAGGTTTAATTCCTGGCGCAAGTAGGTCAGGCGCAAATGCTTTAGCTCATAATTTTGCAAAATTAAAAGGTATATTTAGTGGTGTGGTTGATAGTATAACTTCAAAAGTTCCAGGTGTTCCAAAGGGAGTTAAAATTCCTGATGGAAAAAACATACCTAATATTGTAGAAGGTGTTGATGAATTTACAGGTAAAGTTTCTCTTGATACTAATGTAAGAAGATTTATACCAAAAGGTAACCTTACATCAAAAATTGTAAAACCAGTTGCTTCTGAAATAGTCACCGGTTCACCATCAACTTTTAATGGATCAAATAGTGAAAGACATAAATTTAAATTTGTTGATACAGACGACGAATTGTTTGATGAATTATCTTCAAGTTCTAGACTTAATTCAATAAAATTTGACGCAATAAGTGTTTTAACTGTTGGATATCTTGGCGATGATAGATATGGTCCACCTGATAAAATGAATGCAAAAAAATTACACGAATTAAAATTAGTTGAAGACAAACAAGAAATAATAAGACGCAACATTGAATCCGGTAAAACACCTGAAGAGGCAAGAAGATTAGCTGATTTAACATTTAAATTTCAGTCTGCAAAATTTGGTATTCAATCACATTATTTATGTTTAACTGACGGTAGAATTGAAAGAGGAAGACCGATTAATGAAGTTAGGCATCCAGAAAGAGATCAATATGCAGACATTGGTTTAGAATTTATGTTTGTAGCAGGACCAAAGAATCCAGTAAATCCAGCTCAACATGAATCATTTGAAAAATTTATGAGAAAAATTATAAAGGTAGTAGCAGGATTAAATGTTTATGGTGATTATGAAATACTTGAGCAGTCAACTGGTCCAGGGTTTGATATGGGTGCCTTAAGAGAAAAACTTGATATTGATTATAGAATTATTGAGAATCCTGCAGATTTAGAAAACAAAGATTTAGATAGAAAAGTTTTATCTATAATTCAGCCACCAAAAAATTTAATACCAAAGAAAGTAGTTACAGAATTAGAAACAAAAGTTAATAACACAAATCCATCTAAGATAACAAAAAATTTCGAAACAGTTGATCCTAAAACTGGAGAAGAAATAAAACAAGAAGTTGATGCTGGCATAGCTCAATTTGAAAAAGTTATGGGCGACATAAATACAGGTAAAATTGATATAGATACTAATATTAACAATGCTGCAAATCAATCATTCAATGCAGCTAAAAAAGGTTTTGCTGATTTAAATATTAAAACTGGATTTGAAGGTTTTGACAATAATACAAGTCAAGTCGATGGTTTCCTTTCGAATGTAAAAGCAAATACTACCGATCTTGCTAAAAGAATTAAACAAGGATTATTTAAATAAATGACAAAAAGAGAAGAAACCGATATTTTAAGTAATGACGTAAGTGCATCTTTGAAACAACGTGATAACGGTAAAAGTGATCCGCTTGGTATATTTCCAAGAGTTGACTATGAAGAAGCATCATCAGTAAACAACATTGCAAGAGGTTCAAAAAGAGTAAACGTAGAAGTAAGTGGTTCATGTCCTGGTGTAGATTTAGGATTAAAAAAAGAACCGACTAGTATATATCCAAATAATAAAGTTACAGAAACTATACGTGGTCATATAATAGAAGTTGATGATACACCTGATGGCGAAAGAATAATGATTCGTCATAGAACCGGTTCAGGCGTTGAGATGCGCGCAGATGGAACTATGGTTTATGGCTCTACAAACAACACTGTAAGAGTAACAGCTAAAGATGAAAAAGTAATTGTTGATGGTGATGGTGAATTACACTATTGTGGTAATTTAAAATTAAAAGTTTCTGGTGATTTTGATATTGAAGTTGGTGGAGACTTTAATGTTAAATGTGAAGGCGACATCGAACAAACAGTTAAAAGAGGATATATTCTTGATATAGGTGGTAGCAAAGAAGAACAAATACTTGGTGGTACATCGCAAACTGTAGGTGGCGATAAAATGAATTTTGTGCATGGTAATAATAACGATATTATTAAAAAATCAAAAAGTTTATTTGTAGGCGAAGACCAGAATAATAATACGGGTGGAACGTTATTCATGACAGCAGAAAAAGAAGTTACTTTTACTTCTAAGAGTATTAACTTAGCAGCTTCTTCTTTAGCAGTATCTGGTGATAGTGGAACAATAGGTGGTGAAGAAATTGTAATGTATGGTAAGACGGCTCATATTCCTAGAATTAATTCAACCGAGATGACTTCAACAACTTTTAGAGGAGATTTAGTTGGAACAGCCACTCAAGCAATTGATGCTAATCAATCTGCAAAAGCTGCAGTTGCAGGTGCAATAGGATCCGGTGCTGGTACTGGTGGACATAGCGCAAATGATACAACAGCAACAAATAAAAATACTCAACAGCCTACAAAAACATTGATGAACAGTGCACTTGAAAATTCTACAGTTGCAATTAAAAGATTATCAATTGATGAAGACAGAGCATTATTTAACAAGTTAAATAGATTAGAACATTATGGTGGCGTATCAACTACAGATTTAAATACTATGCAAGTAAGATCAAAATTAAGAGATCCTAATAATGCAAGAAATGAGACATTTATTGGTGCATGTATAACTGATGGCGTGTTATCTCCACATGTTTCAAGGATGACACCAGCCGCCACTGGAAGATCAGTTGGTAAAGATAAAATAGCAGTAAGAGGTGGTGTTCCTCTAGGAAGATCCAGAAATCCAGCAAAATTATATAAGTCAGATAAAATTACAAACGTTAAAACTGATTATTACGTTGCACCAACTTTTAATCCTGTAAATCAAGTAGCAGCAGGATTACCTATCACAATGAGAACAAAGCTTGCACCTGGTATAACAATGGCTAAGTTTGTTGCACCTCATGGAGATCCTGTTACTTTAACACACATATTAAAAGAAGAAGAAAGATTAAGACTTGCAAAACAATACATGTTACATACTGGAGTTTTACAACTAATAAATTCTTCTGATGCACCAGTTCAATTTAAAAATTTTAGATTAGTACCTGTTGAAGGTTTATATAGACCAGAATCTGGCGAGAACCTAGATGTAAGTGACGGAATAAATTTCTTGATGTCAAGAGGTAGAACTGTAGTTTATGAACTTATCGATAATAAGGGAAACATGGCAACCGAAAAAACTTTTGATTTGGCTGTATTTTTTAAAGATAATTTAAATTATGAAAAAATGATTCTAGATTATGATAACTTCAATCCGGATGATTCATTAAACGTTCAAATTATAATTACTATGCCAGAAATAATACCGCCATATCAGGTTACATATAAGAATGAATTTGAAACTCGATATAATAATATAACTCAAGCAACAAATGAATTAATAGAAGTACTTAGAACAGATGAAGAATTGCCTCAATTCTCTTTATAAAGAATTGTTAAAACTTGTATAAATAGGGTAAAGGGATATTATGCCAATAAGAGCTTTTGCAGTAGAAGACGGAAACATAGGTTCCAAACAAGTTATAACTTCGAAACCAAAATTTTCGAAAGATATCGACTTGTCTTTTACTAAAAAAGCATCTGGTGATATTTTTAAAAAAGAACATGCTGCTGCTGTTAAACAAGCAGTAAAAAATATTTTGTTAACAAACTTTGCGGAAAAACCATTTTTACCAAGATATGGTGCTAATTTAAATTCATTGTTATTTTCATTAAGTACAGATTTTAATGATGAAGAAGTAAAAGATAGAATAATACAAACAATTGAAATATTTGAACCAAGAGCCGTTGTGTTAAATGTATCGACAAATTTAAGAGAAACTACTAACGAAGTTAAAGTAACAGTAACATTTAGAGTTGTTAACAGTAACGAAACAGTAACTACTGAATTAAATCTAACGAGGTTAAGGTAATGGCAACTACTATAAAATCAACTCAACTAGACTTTGATACCATTAAAGGTCGATTAAAAGATTTCTTAAAACAACAATCAGAGTTTGAAGATTATGATTTTGAAGCTTCTGGATTAAGTAACATATTAGACGTGTTAGCTTATAATACTCATTTTAATGGTTTAACTGCTAATTTTGCATTGAATGAATCTTTTATAAACAGTGCACAATTAAGAAGTTCTGTTGTAGCTCTTGCTGAAGGATTAGGTTATGTTCCGCGATCTTTTACTTCTTCACAAGCTGGTTTAAATTTATCTGTATTAGTTACTGGTAGTAACAGACCTACAACGATTACTTTACCAAGAGGAACAACTTTTACCAGTTCTGTTAACGACGTTAGTTATACGTTTCGAACAAGAGAAAATTTTGTAGGAACAGATGACGGTAATGGTGCATATCAATTTTTAAATAAAGATGATGGAACTTCAATACCTGTATTTGAAGGAATAGAAAAAACAAAAACATTTTTTGTTGGTGACACTTCAGACACACAAGTTTTTGTTATACCAGACATTACAATGGATATAAGTACAATCCGTGTAAGAGTGTTTCCAACTGCGTCTTCAACTACTTTCGAAACATATACGAGTTTAGTAGATGCTATTAGAATTACAGACGATTCAACTTTTTATCAAATTAAAGAAACACCAAACGGTTTTTATGAAATCGTTTTTGGTGATGGTATTTCAACTGGTAAAGCTCCAGTGGCAGGTAATAAAATTGTTATTGACTATCTTTCAACCGTAGGAACTACTGCAAATGGTGCAACAACTTTTACTACTGATTCTATAGTTACTGTAAATGGTGTTCAGTTTAATATAACAGTTATAACTGAAAGTAATTCAGC